TAATACTCTAATACCATCAGCGTCTACGATTGCTGAAGCTGCGTCAATATTCCATGCAGTTCTTACTTCTTGTAATGCTGTTTCTAATTCAGCTGCTGCAATGTCATATGCTACTGAAGCTGTAGTTGCACCGTAAATCTTTCTTGCACGGTTATATTGTTTGTTTAATGAAATAGTAATTAAACTATCGCCTACTACTGTTTCGTTAAAATCAGCACCTGGAACAGTTGATGTAACTGTACCTACGCCAGGTTTATGAACAAAGATTTGTCCTGCTGGTCCTGTTTGATACTTGTCTGTAAATGTTGCTCCTGGTTGGAACACATTACCTGCGAATAAATTAGGTTCTACTAATGATGAATACTTGTCATCTACATAGTGACCTGTACTTGCTGGGTATAATAAAGCCATGTGTTAAATCTCCTTTTATTTTTTATTTTTATTGTAATACTGTACTCTTGGATTGTTTGCAAGATATCTTTCTTGCTCTGTACGTGGTAAGTTTGGCTTGTCGCCTTTTAGATCGTTCATTTGTAATCCAATGTTTTTATTGCCTACAAATACACCACCGTACTTCTCTTTTACTACTTTTAGACCGTCATTGATAGTTTGACCTTCTTTAACATTAACTCGTGCTAACGCTAAAACCTCATCTAATTGTTCAGACTTAAAGCCTAACTCCAATGCTGCTAATCTAACTTGATAATCTTGTTCTTTTTGTTGGAACAATTCAACATTCTTTAAAGTTTCATCTAATTGAGCTTTAGTCATATTATATTCGTTGTCCTTGTTATCTAACTTTTCCTTTAACATAGTCAGACCGTTTTCATCAAATAAATTAACTGCAAATGTCTTTGACAATTCTCTCAATACTTCAGATGATTTAACTTTATGCGTTTCTTCAGTATTCTCTTTAGTGGTTTCTTCCACTTCAGGTTCTACTACTTTTTCCTGTGTGTTTTCAGTTTCAACAGTTTCAACTTTGTTTTCGTTTTCCATAAACTCTCCTATTTTAAGCCTGTCGGCTGTTTTTATCTACTGCCCTTATGTCAGTATAGCGTTTATCTTAAAAGGTCTGTAAGACCGACTAAATCTAATCCTTGTGTTGCGTTAGGTATAAACATACCAAGTTGTTGTAAACGTGCCATCACTGCTAAACCCTCTAAATCTACTAAATTAAATATATCTTCATCCGTAGTTTGTATATCACTTTCAAGTGGTAATGCACCTATCTTTTGATATGCCACTTTAGGTCTGCGTAGTTTAGCCCATACAAAATGTCCTTTTGAGTTTGACTGTAACATAGGTTCATATAGTTTCGCTTGATTAGGGTATTGATACAACGATCCATTTTGAAACCTTATAATCAAATCATTATCGTTTACCCCTAATGCACTCACATTACTTGATAGAACCCATTGTAAACCATTGTTTGCTAATGCTATCTTCTCACTTACACTTGGTCTGAAACGTTTATATTCACGGTTCTTATCAATTAGCCTAATCATTCTTCAATCACTTCAGTATCTTCTATTGTTTCAGTTTCTTCAAACTCTCTAATAGGTTCATTTACTACTGGGTTTTCTTCCATGACTTCTTCTACAAACTGTTTATATATTGCTTCTTCTTGTTTAGTAAATACATTCATACCATTTTCTATCTTAATTTTAACTGCCATTAAGATTTGTTGTTCTTCAGGTAGTTCATCATGTATATATTGTACTGCTGATAAGATGTCCCATGTTTTATTTGTGATACCTGTACCAGCAATCGCTGTCTTATCTTGTATAGTTTGTATCTTATAATCATTAAATACAACATCTATATAATACTCGCCTATTGTTTGCTCGTTCTTATAATCATCTAATATCAATAATAAATTAAATAACTTATTAAGGGCAATAGTCCATAAACTAACTTTTTTCTCACGTGTTCTTATGGATGTCTTTTCTCTTAACTCTTGGCTTTCTTCACTTGCTGCTGTGCTATCTAAACCAGTAACACCTAACGTTTGTGGGCTTAACCCTGCATTATTGACAATCGTTTCTAATAACTTTTTATAACTTTCTAAATACTTCTCACTGTGTATATCACCTTGCACTTGTTCAACTTTATCTGGTTGTTCTTTCTCGCCTATACCTGATGTATAAACTATAAAGTCTTTTTTAAGTGCTGGTGGTAAGTATGTCTTGTTATTATCTAATGGATCAGTTGGTAATAGATTACTCGGCCAAAAGTTTTTAATCTTACCATCTCTAAACTCTTGAACCATTGCACTGATAACTTCATCTAATGCGTCAAATAAACCATGTGAACCACTGTAATCACTTTCCCCTAATCTACTGCCTCTAAACTCGCTATTAGGCAACTTGTTAGGTTTGTATATGCTAAACTTTTCAAATATACCGTTAAATGATATATCTTTTAAGTCTTTCGTTTCTTCTAACTCACTTAAATCTGCTTCAAGCCATGTTGCACCATCGCCACGACCTATGAGCTTATATAACTTATATTTAATAAACCCACCTTTATCATCTACGCCATAATGTTCTTTAAGTTTAAATGACATGTTCTTACGGTCAAAGTATTTAATAAATATATCTTCTACAACTCTACCAGCTACGATTATTGGTTCATATTCTTCAGGTTGTATAATCTCTATGATAGGGTATTTAAATCGTGCGTTGGTTGATAGTTTGATTGCTACACCACCACTCCAACTTTCAGTTTCTATTGCTTCTTGTAATATACCCATAAACATATTATCATCAAGGATTAGTTCTAAACGTGTTTTATTATCTTCATCTTCTTCTTCAAACTTGTTGTCTTTATACACGTTAAACTCATAACCGTTAGATAATATCAAATCAACAAACTTTTCACTAATGAGTTGAGGTATGCCACTGTGTATCTTACGAATATTAGTGCCACTTGTAGGTTGTGCCCAAAAATAGTTTAACTCTTCACTCGTAACTTGACCTATCTTAAATGCCTTTAAATCTCGTTCATATAACTGTTTTAACTCAAGGTCATTGCCACTATACCATACACCGTTAATAAGCACGCTACGTGTGTATTTATCTCGTAACGCTGCCATACGGTCTGGTGTGATAATGTTATTATATTCATATGCACTATCTGATTTAATTTTTTCTAATACCCTGCCCACTGCTTTGTCTAATATTCTCATTGGCTCTCCTTATGATACTTTCAACATCTCTCTTATAAATGCTGTTTCACTATACTCATCACTATCTATTCTATCTTTATATATGTGTTTTGGAAACTCTCTAATATCAGTTTTATGTAAGTCTTTCGTGTATAGAGTGTTATTGTATGCGTGGTATGTTTCTTCACATCTTTCGGTAAATAACTTTCTACCTTGCCACATAAACCTTATACCCCAATCTATACGTTCTTTAATTGTAAACTTATAACTGTCTGCAATTTGCATGTTATATCTCTCTCGTAATAACGGTGCTAAACTGCTTTTAACAATTTGTGCTGCATTATCTATAAACATACCATGAACTTTATGCCCTATGATATTATAATATGGATCAAACCACTTTGTAAAAACTTCCCATATTTCGTTTATGCCTACATGATTTATTTCTACTTTATCTAATGCTACCATCTCTTTGTAAAATGGTGTAAAGCCTTTTAATGTGAATACCGTAAAGTCGGTACTACCTACATCACACCCTATTGTATATTTAACAAATTGATACTTGCTCTCACGGTTATTAAATACCTCATCAAACTTAACCATGTTCTTTTCTTTAGTTAAGTATTTAGCATATATTAAACCTTCTACAAATCCCCTTATGCCAAGTATCTTTGAATTGTGTTCAAACGATCCAGGTGGGTGTGTATCATTTAAGTGTGCTATTTGTGTTTCTTCCATCATGGGGTTGTCATCAAAACCGAACCAATAAAATCTAAATCTATCATCTGGGTTCTTTGTTAATAACTCATTCATAGTAGGCTCTGGTATTTCTTCAGCCCACTTTGGATTAGGTCTACCTTTGTTAAGATAATCAGTGTATATTTTTTGGTCTGGCAGTCCGCCATTTGATGTCGTTACCAAAAAACCACCATCTCTTGCTAAACGTGTAAATAACTCTCCTATAAAATCATCATGTGCTGTTTGTATCTCATCAGCCCATATGCCATATAGTGTCATACCTAATATTTGTTTATACCGTGCCTTGTTATCAAACCCTGCAAAGTATATACGCTTAATACCTTTAGGCGTTCTCCACTCAATCCTTGAACCACCTTTACCACTTTTCTTATAGTGCATTACTTGATAACGTTTATTATCTTTAATAATGTACTTGTGCTTATTATAAAAACTTAACGGATTATCTATTATAGTTCTTTCTAATACAGGTGTTGTGCTTCCAATGATAGCAAACTGTGTATGTTCTTTAGGAGATTTATAGACTTCCTTGTGGAACTTCCTATCAGCTGTTACAGATTTTAGACTTCCTGTAGTGCCTTCAAGTGATATGTATAAACTATCGTCATTGATAACATCCCATGCCTTATGTGATAGGTGAACGCCCTTAATAGACTTTGCTACTATCTCACTTCTCATACTCGTTCATTTCTTCTTCTATTTCAGCTTCAGGGATTGTTAAGTCTATACTTGGTTCTCTTTGACCTAAATATTGTTTACCTAACCATATGAGCATTGTAGTGTTTCCATTAACCGCAGATTTAAATTGAGCACGCTTAATTGACTGCTTTGCGTTCTCTGTGCCCTTTTTAAAGTAACGCATAAACTCTTCATCTTGTTGAGCTTTGCGTATGCTTATATCTAATATAGCTGCT